CTTTCTAATCTTTACCTTGAAGTCTGCACCTTTCCATAGGTTAAATGGATCCAGTGGAGTCTCGTCAGCAAATGCAGGTTGCATTGCTTCTACTAGTTTGTCAAATATCTTCTTACCGTAGCGGTATAAGAAGACTCTTCCTTCGTTCTCTGGATGTGCAGGGTCACTCACAACATAGATGTTAGAATAGTAAGAGAGTTTTCTCTTCTGTGTTCTAGCAGTTGCCTTGTCAGACTCACGACCACTGTTCCATAGTTCCCTGTTCATTTCACCGACAGGATCATCCTTACCTATAGTGGTAAGAGAGTTCTCGATGTACCACTGACCACCAGGTCCTTTGAAGGAGTGTGACCAGATCTTTGCCCAAGGCATGTCCTCTCCATCTGGAGCAGGAAGGAATCGGATAACGGCATAACCGTTTCCTGATTTATCCAACTCAGGTTTCCATAGACGCTCATCAGCACCTGAACTCTGAGGTTGGTTTAGTTTTTCTATCTCTTGTGTCAGTTTACTAAGACTGCTACCAGCAGAGGCAGCTTTCTTTAGTGAAGCAAATGACATAATCGTATTCTCCGTATTGTGTGTATTGGATTGCTACTGTGTAATCGTAGCATACTATTTAGGTTAGGTCAAGCTGTTGATTTTCTGCTTTCCCTAACGTGTCTACCATAGCATCCATGCAGTCTAAAAGACTTTTATACCCGAATGCTTGAGACAAGGCATCAATCCTTGTTCTCATGTCTGCTGCTTCAGCATCTTCTTTAGCAGCAAGAGACAGTCTGAAATAGAATGTCTTCTGTTTATCAATGAGTACCTTACAACTTTCTATATGCTCTAACCTATCCTCCTTTGACATCATAGGTACTTTATTAGTCACCGATGCTATCTCTTGGTATGTGTTAAATATATCTTGTAAGTTTTCCTGTACTTGATCTGAACTAAAAAATGTCATAAAGGTAATACTCCTTTTGATGATTGTTTCATATAATTTAATCGTTGAGCTTCACACTTCAACCTTTCTTTGAGAGGTTTAGCTAACAGTTTTGGTACTGTTTCTAATTCAATCTCTTTATCTTGGCAGTATGCTACCACCGCTTCAATATAAGTTATCAATCCATTACTTTCATGTACTAGTCTCTCAATTTCTTGAGAAGGCAGTCCAATCGCTGCCCTAACTCCTTGACTCTCATCAATATCTAGATAGATGAAGTAATCTCCAAACTTGCACATTGAGCGACACCACCCAAAAAGATTGAATTCAATATTTAAAATATTATGATAAAGATAATGTATTTAACGCACTATTTGCACACACTACTTTAGTAGAACTTGTAAATGCAGAAAAATTATCTAAATGGAAAAATACTGACACAGACAGCCCTATTGTTTCTCCCTTAAATGTATTTAAAACTGAAGAATAAATTGCTACTCTGTGATTTTTCTTTATGATATAGTATGAGTGAAAATATCTATGATTATCGTATAGTCTGGCAAAAATGGTCCGACCCATTGGGAGAGGACGATCTAGACCTTATACCTGAAGAAGAAATAACTATAACTGGTGGCGGTGGTAATGCTAAAATCACTATAAAAACCTTACCAGTTCAGATTAAAATATATGAAGATAATTGGTATGATATACAACCAGTACAAGAGGCTAACCAATACTTAGCTAGTGACGTACCATTTGTAGATCAAGCCGTTTATACTTTACCTATCCATCAACGATCTGAAAACTTTACACTTAGAGTCTTCAGTGACTCACCGTTCCCAGTCTCTCTGACTTCAATGATGTGGGAAGGAACATACACACCACGATACTATAGGAGGACTTAATGAGTTGGGAATACTATGCGGCATCGGCGGGCTTACAATTAGTAGGTTCATTTTTTGGTCGTGATACTAGACAAGATAACCAGAACAATATTAACTTAAAGTTTGAACAAGAAAACGAAGCTTACTCATATGAGAGAGCTATTGAGTGGACTACATATTATCAAACTTTAGAAAAAAATTATATAGCCGAGATGAATAATAAAGCCCTGAATGCTTATAAAGAGCAACAGTCTTTTAATACTTGGCAAGATAAAGAAAACATGCGATTGTATTCTTATGCTAAAGAAGCTGAGGCGTACAATGCTAGTGTCGAATCTTATTATGAACAACTAGACTTTAATGATATAGCAGAAGAACTTACTATAGCTGATACGGAAAGAGCTTATCAAGATAAGTTAGTTTCGATAGGTTTTCAAAATGAAGAACTTCTAACTAAATTTTATGAAGGTGGTAAAGAACTTGCTTTAGAAACTAAAGGGTTAACCCAAGGTTTAAAAGAAGCAAAGACAAAAACTAAACTTCAAATTAAAGAGGTTGGTTATAATAGAGAAATGGATTTGCTTAATGATGCTCTAGATAAAGCTGGACTAAGAGATGGGATGGCGGCTACCAAGGCAGACGCTGCATTTAAAGTTCAGGGTATGAGATCAGAATTAATTGCAAAGGAAGGGCAACAAAGAAATTTAGGTCAAGTAGGTAGATCTGCAGAGAAAGCAATGCAAGCTGTTCTGGCTAACCACGGTAATGCACAGATGGCTTTATATAATAGTGTTGCAAATGCAGAAGCTAAATACACTCTTGATTTACAAAAACTTGCAGGTGCTTTAAAGAATAAAACACAAATGTCACAACTTCAATTAGATAATATAGCTAATGCTTTAGTTAACGCTGAAGATCAAATTGCTTTATCTGGAGAAGGTACAGGACTTAAATTCAAATCACTTCAAGTTGGAACTGAGTCAGGTCAAAGACAACTTAAACAATCCTTAATTAGTGCTGGAGAGCAAAACCTAGCTGATCGTAATAAGATTGGTATGGATAAATATCAAGCAGATATTAGAGCTTCAGGAGCACTTAAGAGCAAGCCATCTGCACCTCCACAACAGAAACTACCATTAATGCTACCTGATACAGTATATCAGAAGCCACCTAAACCAGTTGATAGACCACTACCAGTTAGAGGTCTTAATCAAGTACATACTAGTGGCTTGAAAGATGTTATTATGAATGCAGGTAAAGCAGCAATCGAAGCAAAATGGGGGTAGTTAACCTTTACATAAACAAATGGGTAATTTATTTAACGGTGGATATTCTAAACAATCCACATTAGAAGGGAATCTGATCCAAGGAGAAGACCGTTCTGATAGAATTTTAGATGAAAGTAAAAGGTATCTTCAACAATGGAAAACTGCTTCTGCAGGTGAACAAGAAAACCAAAGGGTTTACTTAGAAGCCTTAGGACAGAAATTCCAAGAAGAAAGATTAAATAGAGCTGGTAATGATAAACTAGCTGCAACTTTCAGAAAAGGTTGGGGAGAAGCTTTAACTAAACAACATAATCAATTACTTAAAAATGCTGAATCTAAGGCTGATGCAAATGTTAAGTTTAATGAGGATTTAGCTAAAGCTTTTAAAATTGGTGGTGATATAGTTGGTAAGAAAGTACAGCAAATAGCAGATAAACAAGTAGAGTTTGGTAGGAATCTAACAGTAGATTTAGGTTTACCAACTGAAATGCTTGATGCTTTACAAGTTGAAGAAGATTTAGGTTATGAAGCAAATAAGAAAAATAACAATGCTATTTATCAGGCTAGGAAATTAGGCTATACTGAAGACCAAATAGCACAACTTAGAGATTTAAACTGGTGGCAAAAACGTGGTGTAGCAATAGGCCACGCCCAACACTTAGGGGAAAATTATAAGAACCTTATACTATCTAATAACGAAACTGAGTACGCATCTAAATATGGTAATAGTCAAGGGACTATTTCTTTAGGACAAGCTTTTGTTCAATCTAACGTAGCTGGTACTAAACTCGCTCTTTCTAAAATAAGAGAAGAGTTCATGAAAAGCATTGGAAATGTTAGTGACGCTCATATAGGTAAATATGTAAGACCGGGTATTATAGAAGCTGAAGGTCAAATAATTGAAGCTGTTACAAAGAAAGCATCTAAAGAAGCTAATGAAACATACAATGAAAGAAAAAGAGCTACTGTTGTATCAGCATTAAAAGAAAGCCCATCACATCTTTGGAAATTATTTAATTCAGAATCAGGTGACAACGGAGAATTTAGATCTGCATCTTGGAATAATACTACAAATTATTTAATAGAAGCTGTTAAAAATGGTAGTTTAAACCGGAAGCATATCGAAGAATGGGGTGAACAACCTTTTAATGGTGAAGAAGGTGGTAAGATGATTATGCATCATCATCCCGGTAGATGGACTAAACTTATGGATGCTGTATCTGCAGCTGAAAAAGCTGAAGCAGCTAGAAACACAAGCCAAGAAATTGTTCGTAACTCTCAAATAAGTAAACAGACTGAAGATTTAAGAGCTGCTA